ATTCTTTCGGGAACTCGAAATCTGACACATACTTCAACTTGCTCATTTCATACTCCTGTCTGAGCGTTGTCTGTTGTGACGTTACGGCTGGGTGCCGTAAGTCTTGATGCACTCAAGGATGATGGTGTAGGAGTCACCGGCACTGGCGTCGTGCGTGCTGAAAGCGATGTCGCCATTAGCACCCGTGCCCGCATTGTTGCTGATACCGCCAAACGATGAAAAGTCCATCAGGTAGGGGCCGTTTGACGTCGCTTGCCACGCCAGCAAATTAACGTCCGCATCCCAAAGAATGCGAACTTCCATACCATGAACAGTCATCCAGATCTTGTTGATCTTGACCCCGTTGCAAGCGTTTCCAGCAGCGTTCGCGCGCAATGTGGAGACGTCGACTTTTACGACCGCCGTCTCACCCGTGCCGTCAGAGATATTGGTATACTTGGCGATGAACAGGCGTTCACCATCAAGGATAGTTTGTGATGTTACGTTGTCGGCCATGCCTATCTCCTAAATGAGAGGGGGCTGAACCCGCCCCCTCGGTTTCACAGATTAGGCTGCTACAGCGCCGTTCAGAGCCATAATAGCCCATCCGGCAGCGGTGTAGATCAACGTGGCCGACTCACCGACACCCGTGAAGGTGATGGTAGAGAAACCGATTTTGGTGGTAGGAGTCAAGACAGCCGAGCCGCCATCAACAGTGTGGGTGATGACTTTGATCTGACCAGCGGTGCCATTTGCGAGCGTAAGAGCTTGCGTTGCGCCGGTGGTGGTCAGCGAGGTCAACATGTCTGTCACGTTCACAGCGCCAGCGCCGCTCAACGATTGGACAGTTGCGAACACGTCGCCCGTGATGTTGCCCGTTACGTCGCCCGTTACGTTGCCGGTGACGTTACCGGTGATGTTGCCGGTGATGTTGCCGGTAACAGCGCCGATGAAGCCGTTAAGCGAAGTTACGGGACCGGAAAAAGTAGTCGAAGCCATTTTAAGTTCCTCTCATGCGAGTTGGGGTGCGTTAGTCTGCATGACGTCAGCCGAGGACTGTCTAACACACCGAGGTAACCTCGGGATTGTAGAAAGGGGGAGCGCAAGGCTCCCCCGATCTGTTTTACACGCCAGCGGTGCCGTAAACGCCACGAGGGTCGGTCCAGCCGAACACGTAACGCTCAGTTGCCTTGTAGCGCATGGAGTCGGTTTCGAAGTCACCTTCCATAGACTTTTCAAGGCCACGGCGCATCAACAGCTTCAGACCTTCGGGAGCGTCGGTCTGAACCCACCAAGCGGTGGTCGAGGTGATACGCGACAGGTTGGCTTGGCCGTCAGACAACAGGCCCATAGACTTCACGGGGTTGATGTCGTTGTCGGCGGTGCCGGTACGCAGGACCGACTTCAGCAGCACTTCGGCTTGGAAGACGTTCGACGGACCAGTCACGATCTTCTTCGGCGTCAGACGGATACGCTTGCCGTTGTTGTCAACAGCGTTGCGGATCTGAATGAGCAGCTGTTCCAGCGAGGTCTGCGACAGAGCCGCAGGAGTTGTCAGCTGGTTGCTGAAGGTGCCGTTGACAATCGGGTGCGAGGTGCTCACCAGAGCCACGCCGTCGCCGCCAGGATAAGCAGCGTTGAAAGCGCGGTTCAGGATGTTGGCGCCCAGCGTTTCTTTCGTTTCGATTAGCGACTGAGCCAAGTGCTTGGCATAGGTCTGACCGATACGAATGTGATCGCCGTCTTCGACAAGAACTTTGGTCAAGCTGAATGCCAGACCGTAGACCTTGTAGAGGTAGCGCTGCAGGAACAGCACGCCACCGGACTGGTAGGACACAGCCATACCGTCGGGCAGTTCCGGCGCTGCGCCAAAACCATAGAGCACAGGCTCTTCATGGTAGTTGCGCGGAATGCCTTTCTGCTCGCGGAACACCATGTTCCATTCGTCAGCACGCTGCTGGTAAACACCATCGAACACTTCATTCAGGATGGGTTCGACAACTGACCGGAAGTCAGTACTACGCATTGGTGTAGCCATAATTCAAACCCTCCCTTAAATGCTGTTGACAGCGGCCTTGTACGCAGCTTCGTTCAAGCGAACGGTAACTGTGACGTAGGCATCGGTCAAAGAGTCGTTGATGTTGTATGCAAAACCGGTGATCTGGAACTGGCCAGAAGTCGCCTGAATCGCGCTCAGTTGGGTGGTCGACAGACCCGTTTGGGTCGAGCCGCCAGGAGACGCTACAGTCCAGTCGCACTCTTCGCCGACAGCGGTTTGTACCGTGGTACCTGCCGAGGGGTTGGTGTACTGAACATCATACAGCGTTTCTGGGTCGTCGTACACCCAAGCAACGATTTCCGTGCCTGTGGCGCCCGAAGGCCAGAAGGGGCTGATGGTGGGTTTGCCCAAAGCATCGTAGTACTGGCAACCGGCGAAGATACCGAGCAGCTGAATGCCGTCGGTCGTGCCGGAACGAGTACCATCGCTGGTGCCGAGCTGGATAACGCCGTTGTCGGTCAACTTTACGGGGTCACCCGAAAAGATGTTGGCCGCATAGGCGCTCGTGATAACATAGGCTTTCGGGCGCATCTGGCCACTGTTGTGGTAAGACGGACGAAAACCAAAGGGTGCGCTAATCGAAGACATCGTTGGCTCCTGATTGGTTAAATGGTTGCGTCACGAGAGGTCAAACATGGCATCTCGGTTTAGACCCATCTCCAAATTACCTTCCCCAATCTGCAGCTTTGACTTCGAAGATCGTGCCTGCTGCTCCAAGAACTCAGCCGTGTCGGTGAGTTTCTCTTCCTCGCGCAATGGTGCATTGTGATGCGCCTCAAGCATGAACTTCTCATAAAGAGAAATTGGCAGTTTGAATGCAAGCATCTCGTTAACACCAATGAACCCCGCCCAGTCGCCGGTCTTCAGCGTGGCGTAGTCCCAGCCAGGAATTTCTTCTGGCTTCACGGGTTCATAGCCCAACCGCATGCGTACATGGATTGAGTCACGAGGATTAGTGGTTGTTAGCCAGCACATGTGCCAGCCTGGGATTTTCGGCAAGTCCGGTAGAGAGGACTGGAAAAACTGTTGACGGAACATTTCAACCCGCTCGTCATCGGAAATTTCACGATTCTCGGTCACAGCTCGATCTAACATCGCTCTGTTCTCGCGGCCTTCTCCAGCGGATTTCTTTAGTCGTTCGTCGGTCATGTTACTCGCTCCTTCCAGCGATTGATTTAACTATAGGGTGGAAAAGTTGAAAAGGCAAGCCCATTCAAGCGCGGTTCAACCGATCATACTCGGCATAACGCTTGACGTACTTAGCCCGCAGTACAGGGTCATCCCATACTCCGGCTTCAACCAGTGCCTGCTTGCGCTCTGGAGAGACGTAAATCTCCTTACGAGTGCTGGCAGGGGCATGCTCACGACCTGACCCAACAACAGGTCCACCACGAGGTTCGCGGCGCGGTTCGCTACGTTCTTCAGCATCGGCGGAACGCTTGGGTTTGGTGTTAAAACGCTCCGGCAGTCGGCGCGCGGCACGACGACGCAGTTCATCCCAATAGTCGGGAGAGCGCGGGTCGTAACCATCTTTGGCGAGCGACTGGTCAATCGCGATGACGATAGCAGAGTCTTCATCGCGGCCTTGGGCATCGTACCAAGGATTGTCCGAGATGAATTCTTTTGCGTAAGTCATAGTGACGTCGTCAATTTGCGGCGCTTGGGGACGCTGCGTTGCGACTTGCTGCTTCTCAGCATTCAGCTGCTGGATCTTTGCTAGGGCTTGATCACGGTAACGCAGAGCCTGAGTGACGTCTTCTCCGTTGCCCGCAGCCACAGCCTTAGCGATGACTTTGTCAGCCATGTCGGCTTCTCGAGACGCTTTGGCAATCTCGTTGTCAAAGGCGCTCAGGTCACCGCGATGGGAACGCTGCTCTTGCGCCATAACACGCCGCTCAAGATCATCGTTACGCTTGCGCAAGAAGTCCATTTCAAGCTTGTCACGCTTGATGGCATCGTCGCGACGCACCTTACGCTCTTGCTTTTCCAGACGACGGCGCTCGCGAATAGCCTCGCGTTCGTCATCACTCCCGTCATCGTCATCATTAGACCGCGAAACCGGTTCGTCGTCCTGGTCATCATCTTCGTCATCATCGACGTTTTTAGACAACTTGTTCTTGTCTTCAACAATGACAATCTCCTCGTCATTGTCATCATCTTCGCGAAGTGCTTCAGCCATGGTTCATCTCCTTTCAGATGAATGCCTTGATTGCCAGCGGGTCAGAAGTCACCTGCCCGATGATATCAAGGTCGTTAAAGATTACAAACATCGCGGACTCTATATCGCCGGTCGCGGTGCGCTCATTTAGAGGAACTTCCCACCGGTCTCCGCCGTACTTGGGTACACGGACAAAGTCGCCAGGCTTACACCACTGACCTTCCGGCCAGCTCTCTTGTGTGTTGCGGTTCTTAAAGGCCAGCGGACCCGTGCCGATGACCTTAGCCACCTGCGTGTTCCACTTCTCAGTATCCCGCGATTCGCTGTGAAGAATAAGCCCACCCGCCGTCATGGTCTTGGGGGTGCGTATTTGAACCAGAACACGGCTACCGAAAGGCTGAACTCCCGGATTTACATCCGGAAAAGCCTTTTCCATTGCGTTCTCAGAGGTCGTTGTCACTATGTTTCTCCTCATCAAGAAGTTTCAAGAGTACATTTATAGATGCTTCATAACCAGCAACCACACCCACGCGATACCCGTACTCAAAGGCATCACGATCTTGGGGCCGTCTCAAAGCGTCAACAGAGAACTGCTGTTGTTCTGCTTTGAGACGGTTTAACAGTTTGGCTTCAATGCTCAAGCCTGATTCTTTTCAGTCTTGGGGGCAGGGGGTAGCGATTGCCCGTCGACTTTCTCGCCCGCAGCCAAGCGGTGCTTCTGTTTGACCGCAGCGCTATTCATCTCGACTTCTTTAGCCTTGTTGGGATCGTCACTCATGATATTCTCCTATTAAGGGTTAGGGTTGATGCCGGAACCGGTGCTGAACGCGACTTTCTCACCCGTGGCCATCTCGGCTGCGGCGAGTATTTTCGCAGTATCGTTGTCTGCCGTGTTCATGCGCTCACGTGCCGCAAGGTCTGCTGCGGTGCGCTCGTTCTCGGCCATCTGCTTCATCTGCTCAGCTTGCCGATCTTCCATGCGCTCTTGTTGACGATCCGCAAACTTAGCGGTCTCAGCCTGTTGGTCCAGCTGCAACCTCTGTTGATCCAGCTGAACGCGCATCTGGTTATACTGTGCCCGCTCTTGCAGCGACTGGCCTTGAAGCTGCGCATTCAGCTGCGCAATCTGCATGGTGTTGTCCGGCGGCATAGGCGGTTGCGGCTTGTACTTGTCAGCGAACTCAGTGAGTTGCGTGAGTTCTTGACCAAACGTCCCGAGCTGTTTCTCAATCAGTTGCTGGACCTGCATGATCAGCTTGACCTGTTGTTCAGCATCTTCTGTGATAAGCTCTTCACGCTGTGCTCTGTCTACGGCACTATGCGCCTCTACCAAGTAATAGTTCAGCACGTGGTCTTTGATGTGCTGAACCAGTGCGTAAATGCACGTGGGCATAATGGCAGGGTTAGAACCCAGCAGAGGTGACTTCAAGAACGCCATGTGCGTCATGATGTGCGCGATGTGTTCCTGTTGAGGCAAAACGTAGATAGGCCGGCTCATCGCCGCTGCTACGTTTTCGCTCACAGGGTCGATGTCCTCGCTCGCCGGTTCGGGCTGCAGAACTTCTTCGCTCGGCACTTTGAGAGTGCGCAAGAACATCTGCTCGACCTTGCGCGGGTCATATAGCTGAGGCATTGCTGCCGCGCGCTGCATGATTGCCTGGATTTGAGCAAAGCGTTGCGTCTCGCTGAAGATAGCAGGGTCGCTTACAGGGACGACGTCCAGCGGACCATCAAAGTCAGACGGGTCTATCTCAAGCCCAGAAGCCTGAGCCTCGATGTCTTCCTCGGTCAGATACGCTGAGTTGATGCGGTGCAAGATCTTGAAGCACCGAGCCATAGCGCCGTGCAGCCGTGAGTGGATGCTGCTGAACACCACCATACCTTGCTCAATCAGCGCCATGGTCGTCCCGACCGGCTGATTGGCGTTCTGGTCTGATAGCTTTTCAAACGAGGTCTGCACAACACCTTTGCCGGATTCAACCAAGAAGCCCAAGAGCTGGAATAGCACAGGGCTGGGTGGATTGAACGGCATAGGCATTGCGAGCTTGCGCACGTCGTCTATGAGTGCGCCACCCTCCATCTCCACGACCTCGGTCGGCTGCAGGTTTATGGTCTGACCATTCGGCCCACCCTTCAACTTGAGCAGCGTGGGCATGTTCTGAATGTGGGCAGAGTCAAGCAGAGCGCGAAGCGCGCCGGTGGCCGCACCGCTCAGACCGCCGATCATGTGCGTCAGGCCGATAGGGTATGCCCCACGCCACGGCACGAACGGGAACTCAACAATCCAGTCCAGCTCTTTGCGGTATTTGTCTTCAGGCTCCCAGTTGCGGTAAAGCGACAATGCCTCGCCGCTCGACTTGTCAACGCTCAGGATGTAGGGGCACAGGTCTTCATCATCGAACTCAAGGTAGGTATAGATCTCAAAGACTGTGCGCAGACCATCCTCGTTGTAACTGGTCTCTTTGCGGCCTTCAATCTTGTCGTTAGCCTTGCTGGCCTTGCTGAAGTCTGGGTCTTCAGGCATACCGATGTCAACGTCGCGGTACATACCCGACTTGACACGCTTCAGGTATTCCATCTTGGTGATGTACTGCACGTGGGTTTTGCGCTCGGCAGTGTAGAAGTTCGTCGCGGCAAACGGCAGGTAGACGTCATCTATCGGTATGAACTCGCTGGCAGGACGGCGATGCTGCGGGTTCCACATGAACTTCATGTATTGGCCGCCACCCAGCGGTAGCTGCGTGCTGAGCTGCTCAAGTTCGCCTCGGAACTCGGTCATCTGCTCGGTGGTCTGCCAGTTCATGAACGCAGTCTTACGCTGAGCCTTCTGCACTTTGATCTTGTCAGACTCGCCGTAAATCTTGCTCTTGACAGGGCCGGTAGGTGGGAAGATTTCTTTCATGAACCGCGCAGAGAAGTCTACGCATGCCTCTACCAGCATCGGGTGCACGACCTTGTTAGCGCCATTGAACTGCGCACCGCCTGGAGCGTCGTCTCCCAAGCCGGTGCGGCGCAAGCCTTCCTCGTAGAGCTTGTCGCGCTTTTCACGAGCTTCTTTGTCGCGGTCAATCTTCTCAAGCAGATCTTGCACGGCCATCTTAAGCTGTGACGGGTCGACCTCATCAACAATGTTAGCGAAGTGCTCAAGGCTCTTGCGCTCGTCTTCTTCATTGTCAAGGCGAATGATGGCGCCACCGTCCTCGGTATCTTCTACCTCGGAAGTTTCATCCATCAGCTCAACCATCTCACCATCGAGTTGGCCTTCGTCTTCATCTTTATCAGCCACGATTGACCTCGCGAATTTGGTTGATGATGCTGTCTACAGCAGCGGGGTCGTATTTGACAGCGCCGCCGGTTGCGAATTCTCTTTTACGGACGGTGTCCGCAATCTTGTCTACCTGATCAGGGTCGTATTGCGCGGCTTCAAGACCCACGGCTCCCGCAGCAACACCGGCGCTCAGGTTCCCAAGGTGAGACAAGCGAGGGTCAAAACGAGCAAACTTAGAGCGCACTAAGTTAGGATAAAACCGCGCTTCTACCGCTGAAGGTTTCTGAGCGTTCATTATATATTCCATATATGCTTCACGCTCCGGAGTACCAGGATCACCTTTAGGTTTGTTGAAGTATCCACCCATGTCAACGATGTTATTGAACGTGACACCGCTAAGACCTTGTTTTTTAGCGGCTTCTTCAAAGTCACGGGTAGTTAGAAAATCCCAATTATCAGGATTATAGTTTTCTACTTCATTTTCAAAACTCGCCGGAGGCAGCTCGTCTTTCGGAAGGAAAGGCGCGCCAGGACCGCCTTTTCGCATTTCTGGCGTAAGCATATTCCAGTTTGACCCACCAGCTTCAATCATGGGGAGATCATATTTAGTGCGCATCATAAGAGGCATGATACTCCCACCTTGAGTCGGCGCATAAGTGTACGCAAGGTCCGGATTATCAGTGGCGTAAACTGCGTTGCGGTCAAACGCAGCAAAGTCTTCACCAGTTCCGCTATAAAGATCTCCACGGAACCCCTGTTCTTTAGCCCGTGCCATACGACTAGCGTAATCCATAGGCATATCCATGCCCGTGTTGCCGCTTTTGTAATGGTGCATCAAAACTTGGGGATCAGCCTGTTCCAAAAGTTCGTCAGTGATTTCGTCTTCGCGACCCATGCGGAGCATTTCGGCAACACGGTCGGCGGCTTCTATTTCTGGAGTGACCGGCTTGAATACGTTACCAAAGTTTGACCCCATCACCGGCACAGGCCCACGCTGGTTGGCTCGTTCAACAATCGTGCGACCTGCGTCTCGGGCAGCACCGGCGTCCAACAACGCAGAAAGCATCCGACCTTCAGGAGCCACACCGGCTACATCAGACATCGCTGCCAGATCTCTTGCCAAACGTGATCCGCCACCCAGGCCGGTCGCATCAGCGACATCACCGGCTAACCCTGCCCCACCATAAACCAGACCCGTCAATGCGCTCAGCGCAGCACTTCCGGTGTTACCAATCGCCTGATTGATGCGCTGAACCGATTGCGGGACGTAACTGTTGGTATCAATCACCGGAGCACGGGTCAAAGCATCATACGCTTCAGCAATGTAAGGGTCGGCCATCTCTAAAGCGAGTTCACCAAAATTACGTTCACGCTTAGGTGATGACCCTTTGCCCCAGCTTTCAGCCGGTGGCGGGACAGCATACATGATTTCACCCCGATTGGGCTTGGAGACTCCACCACCTTCGGCGTATTTATTATTGAGGTCTTCAACACCTGGTTGCGCTACCGCTTGCTCTACGTCTGCTGAGCTGACACCCAACATGGTTGCAGCCCCCGCAATACCATATTTACGAACAAGGCTGATTAACTTGTCGTCAAATACAGCATAATGGGTGGAGCGCCCGTCTTCGGCGCGCGTTCCTGGAACACCGGCGTCACGAAGAACGGCGGAAGATTTGATCCCAGCTTCCCGTTCAGCGTTCAAGTCGGGCAGTCTGTTAGGCGTATACCCATGCAGCTCTTGAAGTTTGTCGTACGCCTGATAACCATAAAGGTCGGCTAACTCTTCTGGTGTTCCGATAGAAGAAAAAGCTTCGCGCACCGCAGGAGATTGTTCACCGAGGCGTCTGTCAAAGTCAAAGAAATCATTGGGATTAGCTTTGATATCAACTTCGTAAGTGCGCGGTCCAACAATTTGACCAGACCGGATCATATCAAGAGCTGCTTTTTGAGTGTTGACGATTTCTTCTAAGCCGCTATACTCGCTGTTTTTGATTCTCCGCTGCATTTGTTCTGCGGCTTTTTCCCTGTCAAACTTATTGGCAAGCATAACTTCCGCAGCTTCTCTTTCCGGACCTTCGAAACGGTCTAAGAATTCTCGCCAGTATTCACCACCTTGACCGCTCACACGACGATCTTTTGAGAAATACAGGCCGTTTCCGTAGAATCCAGTTCCGTATCCCGTACCGGTTTTAGAGATGTCGAACTCATCAAAGTCATACGGAGAGCTATGGTATGCGCGGAAACCTTTCGTAGCTTTAGGCGGTTTGACTGGAACATTGCCAAAGTTGGAACCCATCATGGGCACCGGCCCACGTTGGTTAGCTCGTTCAACGATTGCGCGACCGACGTCCTTAGCGGTATCACCCATCGCCGTCGTAGCAGGTGAACCCCCAAGCAATGATTCCATCAAAGCTGCGGCAGCTGGTGTGCCAGCTCGGGCAGCGGTAGCCACGGGAGCAACCACACCCCCAACACCGGACAGCATGTCACCTAATGCAGCAACACGGTCCATTGCCGGTGTGTCGGGGGCAAGCATTCGTTTCGACGCATCCATCGATTCTCCGATAGCCTCGACAGGATTGAACATTTGGTTCACGTTACCCAGGGCAACAATCATCCTGTCGATCTCAGGGAAGCCGGTGAGTGAACTTGTCTCAGGTTCACCACGCTCGGGCTTGGGGACTTCACCACCCCGATCATACTTCTGGGTCAACTCAGCCAGCCCACCCTTAGCAAACTTCTGCGGTTCAGCTTCACCGGCGCGACGGAACCCCAACAGGCTTTCACGAGGATACGAAGCGATGGAAACCGCATCACCCTGATTGCCGCCCAACACCAAGACGTTCCCTTGGTCATCATAACCCTTGAAGAACCCAACGTGTCCGTAAGGTCCGTTTGGATCTCCGCGAGAAAACACAGCGAGGTCGCCTTCCTGCGGCTGGTCTACCGACTGCCCCCAATCAAGGAATGACCGAGCCATGTTAGACCCTGTGCCTTGAACACCGGTCTGCTGCAGCGTGGAGTTGACGAATGCCGCACACCATGCCGTCGTCGCAGGGTCGAGGTTTGCTCCGCCGGTGGTGAGGTAATCTTGGATTGCCGCGCGTTGGCCACCCTCGGTAAGACCCATCTGGCTCGCAGCCAAAGACAGCGCATCAGGCGGTGTTACTCCTGCCTCGACACGACCAGCGTGACCCGCAATACCCGCAACACTCGCAGGACCAGCCGTCGGTTCAACACCATAAGACGCATAGAGATCTTCAAGGGTAGGTGCTGCGCGGGTCGGCTTAAGAGTTTCCAACGGGTCGAACTCTTGGCCTTGGGTCTCTTCGGCGCGGCTCTGTAGAGTCTTGATCATCCCCTTGAAAGAATTGAGCAAGCTGAAGTCCGGCTTCTTCAAGCCTTCATACTTGCTGTTGAGGTCTTCAAGCTCGACCGAACCGCCCGTAGCCCACTTCACCCTGTCAGCCCAATACGCAGCGCTAGACTTGCCCTTGGCGATGTTCTTTGCGTGGCGTGACTTAAAAGATGCGCGCTTGGCGGTCATGCGCTCAGACTCACCCTGCTTAGGCTTACCGGCTGTGCTTGCGCCCTGCTCGCCAAAACGGATGATCTTCTCTTTGCCGTCTACGCGCGTCTTGACCACGTGCGACTTGGTCGGGTGATCAGGAGTGCGCCGAGGCTTGTCAAGCTGGAGGCCGTCCTTGTCGATCATTTCTTCCTCGCCGCACGCATGTTGTCAACCATGTTCGGATACGGACGACCAGCAGCCTCGGCCATACTCTTGGCAGCGGCCTTCTTGGCGGGTGAGAGCGGTTTGCTCTCAGCGAGAGACTTTGGGCGCTTCTTGTCCCAGACTGGCTTCTTAGGCGGCATACGGATTCACCCTTTCGCGTTTATACTGTTTTGGCTCATCACGGTCGCGAGCCTGTGGCAGTTCAAACCATCCATCGTTCTTCAGGAAGATGATTGCCTGAGTGAACGTATCAACGTAGTCATCGTGCTCGGCCACGGGGAACTTGGTCAGTTGCTTGATGAACGACTGTGCCCAACTCACCACGTGTCCTCTGTTCTTTCCACTCTCCGGCACCCACAACATGTCCAGCTCCAAAGTCGGCGCGGCTTGGTGCGCGCGGCTTACCTTGTCAGCCATACCAGGGTTATAGCCTACCGCAGGCACTTTCGCCAAGCGCAAATCTTGCAGCAGTGATTGGCCACTGGCTTTGGCTTCCACGAGGATGCGGTCCGGTCGGCGAGAACGACGTATTCCATCTTTGACAGAAGTGCCACCATACTCGGTTCCCCAGTCCTTGATGGCGCGACTGCGCAGGTCGGGGTATGACAGGTGCTCGTCCCATGCATCGATGAGCATAGCGTTGCGCTGGTTGTTGTGCGTGAAGATGGCCCACACCGAGCAAGCCGTAGGGTCGCCGCTAGTCTTCTCGGTGAACGCGCAGTCGTAGGACTGGAGGATGTATTCAAACTGTGGCAACGATTTGTCTGCTGGCCACAGCTGGAAGTGAGAGGTCTTGAGGATACCGCCGGTGCTCGGCGTAGGGTCCTGCTGCAGCTGACCAGCCGTGCCGTATGTGCCGAGCAGCTGCTTGAGAGCGGTGATCTCTTTCTCACCAAACCGCTCAGGACAGATGAGTTCGCCGACCTTCTTGCGCGGGTCGTACGGACCCAGCACGGTATGGCGACGCTTGCCGTCCCATTCGGCGGGGATGCATATGTG